GTCGCCGTCACCCGTGGGGGCCACCCCCGGAAGGACCCGCGCCCGGCTGGGTGGCGACGACCAGGCGCGCTCGCGATCGCTGCACTGTGAGCAGGGTTTCCAAGTGTTCCCAGACCAGTGCTTCGTGGTCGTCGTACACGGCGCCGCGCGCGTTGCCGGTCTCGACGGTCCATTCCAGCAGCTGCATCGTCGAGTCGATCGCGTGCTGCAACTCGTCGTGCGTCATGGGCCCAGTTCCCGGGATCTGCTGCCACACGTGGCTATCCAGTTCGCCGCTCATGCCGTCCTCCGCTTCGCCATGTCGATCTCGTGGCGCACCCCCTCGGCTCGAATGCCTTCCTGCCTGCAGCCGATGCACTCGAACTCGCGCGTGAGCCGGTTGAAGTACGCCTTCGTGCCTCGCTCGCCCTTCCGCCTGCCGGGCGCAGTGCGCAGGATCAGGAACCCGCAGAACGCGCAGAGCACGTCGTCATGCACGTACCGGATGGGCATCCAGTACGGCTCGGGGTCGTGCAGCTGCGGCGGGCGTGACCACGTGCGCACGAGTTTCATGCCGCGTCGTCCTCCTGGCGCTCGCGCGGCGTGCGCAGGCGCGGGTACGCCGAGCCCTTGGCCTTCGCCTCGGCGATGCGCCGCTCGATCTCGCGCTTCCAGATCTCGAGGCGGTGGACGGGGACGTCACGGGGGGCAGCGACGCCCAGCTTCACGCGGCCCTCGTGGACCTTGAGCACGACGACCTCGATGTCGTCGCCAATCATCACGGACTCCCCGGGCTTACGACCGCAGACCAGCACGTGACCTCCTGTCGTTAGCGCCGGCCGTTCCGGTGGCCGGCGGTGTTGCGGTGGTGGTGGGCCAGCTCTCGCCCAGCTGCGCCAGGCGAACGTCGATCTGCTTGTTGAGCCGCGTGAGCCCGGCGCCGCGGGCCGCCGCGAAGCAGCGCAGGACGTCAGCCGGAGAGACCTGCCGCTGCGCCACACGGGCCAGCAGCTGCACCCAGAACTCGGCGTACAGGTCCAGCTCGGCGAGCGTCTGCACCTCGCGCTGGGCGGTCTCCCGACGCCGTGCCTTCTCAGCGCGGTTCAGCCAGTGCACAAGCAGGCCGTTCGGGTTGCGCACCGGCTTGCGCGCGTTGAACTCGCGCACCGCGGCAGCGACCGCGTGCACGTCGAGCTCCGGGTAGACGGTTCTCTGGCGCTGCAGGAAGTCCTGCTCGAACAGGTCAGCCACGGGGGCCTCCTGCCGTCGCTTCCGTGCCGCTCGTTCCGGCCGCTGAGCCGACATGGCTCAGCACCCGCTCGAGCAGGTCAGAGACTGCAGCCGTGCCGCTCGTGCCGTCGGGCGTCAGCCCGACTGTGCCGACAGGCACAGGCTGAACATCTGGCACGGCTGGTGTCTTCAATTCTGAACTCTGAAGTCTGACATCTGTGTCCTCGTCAAGATGTGCTTGTTGTCTGCTTGTAGATGTCATCTCGTTGGCGCTGCGCCGTTTGCCGGTTCGACTCTTTGCCGCCTTTTTCGCCCGATTCGTGAACCTTTTTGCACGCTGAATCGAGGCTTTCCACGTCTCGAGCACGTCCTCGAGGATCCACTTGCCCTTCCGGCGCGTCGTGTTGAACGCCCCGGCGAACACCCCGCGGACCTCGGCCCACTCCCGGGGCGTGTACCCGGCCCAGGCGCGCACGTCGTCCTCGGTCATCACCCCCGGGGTGTCCGTCCCGTGCGTGGTCGCGAACACGTCCATGAACCGACCACGCTGGTCCGGGCTCATGCGCCTGATCGCGGGCGCGCTCAGCCAGTCGCGCCAGTACCACTTCGTCCACGGGAGCGGCTCTCCTGGTCCCCAGCGATCGTTCGCGCCGGGCTGCTGGCCGTCCCTGCCGTTCTCGTCTGCCACCGTTCCCTCGGGTCGTTGCCGCGCGCGCCTGCGCGCGTTCGGTCAGTGGATCTGCGTGGGCTGGCGCTGTCCCTTCGTCGGCTTCGGCCCCGCGGGGTCGTCGAGCGGGCCCGTCACGAGGCTCAGTCCGAGCTGGCGCTCGCCGGCGCCCAGCGGTCGCTCTTCGACCACCTCGCCGGTATCCAGCCGGACCGTGCGCGCGATGCCCTGGTCGTCGAGCGCCTGAACCTCGACGTCGACCAGCCGCTCCTCCTTGCCGCGCTGGACCACGCGCGCGAGGCTGTTGCGCTTCTGCTCGAGCTCCTCGATCCGCTTCTTCATGTCGGCGCGGGTCTCCTTCTGCTGCTCGCGCTCGAGGGCCAGCTTCTCGTGCGTCTCGGCCAGCGCCCGCGCCTTCGCCGTGAACTCCTCCGGCTCGAGCTTCGTCGCCAGCAGCTGCTGCTCGACCTTCATCACTCGCATGTCGTCTCCCTGGTGAAGTGAAACCCGTGCGCGGCCGGGCTTGATTCCGGCTCCGCGGTTGCCTTGCGGGCGTCTTGGGTCTGCTCGTCGCCAGCATCCCCGTCACCGCGTTTCGCGTAATGCGACCTGCCCCACGCTGCGTGTCCTTCCACGCCGCGCGCACGGGAACTGCGTTTACCGGTACTGCGCGGCCGCGTTGGCCGTCGCGATGCTGGCGTTCGCCGTCATGACCGCCTCGCGCACCTTCCGGATCGCGGCCGTGCGGTCGGGGCCACCCGGGCAGCATGCGTGGATCACGCGCGCGAGCGATTCCCCGGCGTTCCGGATCTGGACGTACTGCTCGACCTGCTCCGGCGTCGGCGGGTGGTACGTGAACAGCGTCTTGATCGCGTCCGGCTGCTCCGGCGCGGGCGGCGGCGGCGGTTCGTAGTCCATGCTCAGCTCTCCTTGCGGTTGTTCATGAACGGAGCCGGCACCGCCACCCTCGATCTGAGGAAGAGCGCCAGCTCTGCGACATCGCGCACGACGAGGCACACGGCCCCTGCGCGCGCGAACTCTTCGTGCACCCGGATCTGCTCGGGCGAGCGCGACGCGCCGCCCGTCTTGAACTCGAGGAACGCCAGCTGGCCGAACGGCGGCAGGCACGCCAGCACGTCCCCGGCTCCGCGCTGCGCCTTGTTCGCCCGCAGCTCGAAGCCGCCGCCGGCGCGCGGCGCGACGCGAGGCCCGGTATGCAGCGGCATGGCCGGGATCCGGTGCAGCGCGAGCAGCTTGAGCGCGGCCGCCTGCAACTCTTGGTGGGCTGCCAGCGAGCCCTTGCGTGCGCGCTTGAACGCGGCGGCGGAGAGGCGCGGCGTGCTCATCGGCGGCCGCCTCCCAGCACGCGGCCGGTGTTCTGCTCCACGGCGACGGCACGGTCGTCCCAGAGCTCGATCATGGCGAAGTCCTTCCGGTCCGTGATCGAGACCGCCTCGAGACCGTGTTCGTCCAGCCACATTCGGACACGGGCGCGCTCGAATGGGTCAGCAGCTCGCGCGGTCATGCAACGGACCTCGACGCCGTCCGCGAGCCACTTGCGCACGCGGAACAGCATCTCGCCGACGGGCTCGCCGATGACGCCTTCGCGCCACCCGTCGTACTTGGCCAACGTCCCGTCCAGGTCCACGCCGATCCAGCCGGAGGCACTCACCTGAAGAACCCTCCGGCGGTCAGCACCCAAGCCATGATCGCGACCGCGATGAGCGTGGCCCAGAACGAGTGCTTCTCATCCTTCGGCTGGCCATGCCTCGCCAGCGCGTTCCCAAGGGCCATCCCAACGAGTACGACGTAGACGATCTGCGGCCATCCCCAGTGGTTCATCGCGTCCTCCCGTTATCGCAGTCACACTGATCGACATGAACACGACGCACATCCCCTGCGCCTTGCGCATGAGGACGGTGTAGGCGTGCGTCCTGTAGCCGCACGCGCGAGCGCGCGAGCGCACCTTCTTCAGCGCGGAGGTCTTCGAGATCTGGCGGGCGCTCACTTCGCACCGCCATTCTTCGCCGTCTTCTTCGCGGCCTTCGGGGTGGCGGTGGGAGCGGGCGCGGCGGCCTCCGCGAGCAGGCGCTTGCGCGCGGCCTTCTCGTACGGCTCGGTGCGCAGCTTCAGCGCGCGCAGGACCTGGTGTTCCTCGTTGTTGTAGATCACCTCGAGCGTGAAACCGCGCAGCTCCTCGATCGAGAGCTTCGGCAGGTACGTCTTGTCCTTCGCCTTCCCGCGGCGCTCGAGCACTTCGTCGATCAGGTGATCGCCACAGCACTCGCAGACCAGTGCAAGGAAGTCACGCTCGGAGAGCGCCGCGCCCTTCTCGGCGACCACTGGGGAGATGTCCACGAACGCAGCCCTGCGGACGGCACTCTCGAACTGATAGTCGTACGCCGGAGCGGCGGCCTGCTTCTCGGCCTGCGCCTTCTTCTCGGCACCGGACTTCGCGCCGCTCGCCGCAGCCAGGATCGCCTCGACGTCCGCGCGCTTGAACAGCTCGACCGGCTTGCCGTTCTTCCCGCTGCGCGCGATGTGCGCGACGGGCAGCTCCCAGGCGCGCTCGGCGAACAGGTCCTTCACGGGGACCGACTTCTTGCCGACGGCGACCTCGGTCTTCGGGGTCACCCACTTCTCGCTTGGGGTCGTGCCGCCGCTGTAGCGGTCCCAGACCTTCTCCGACTGCTCCACCGACAGCACGACGAACTTCCGGCCCTTCAGCTTCCGGCCGAACTCGTTCGCCGCCAGCTGCCACGCCGCCGCCACCTTCGCGGCGAAGCATGCCCGGTCGGTGCACAGGTCGCGCTTCCCGAACTCGCCGAACAGGTCGGCGGCGGTGCCGGTACGCTTCGGGCAGGTCGTGCACGGGCCCGCCTCGGGGACCAGCTCGGGGTCGAAGATCTGGAACGGCGCCTGCGACATGTCGAGCATGTAGTCGCGCTCGATCATCTCGCGCGCCTGCTGCACCGTGAGCGGCAGCCACTTCTCTCCGTTGTCGGAGTAGCGGTGCCCGCGGATGATCTTCTCGGCCGCTTCGGTCGCGATCTCGTGGTTGTCCAGGCGCGCGACGAGCAGCGCGAGCGAGAGGTTCATCTCACCCTCGAGGAACACGCGCTTGGCGGCCTCGGGCAGCCGTGCGATCTGCAGCCGGCCGTACACGTAGCCGCGCGACTTACCGACTTTGGTCGCCAGAGCGTCCACCGTGTAGCCGTGGTGCGTGATGAGGCGCGCGTAGCCCTCGGCCTCTTCGAGCGGGTGCAGGTCGTCGCGCTGCAGGTTCTCGATCACCTGCACCTCGAGCGCCTGCGTGTCCGTCATTTCGCGCACGACGGCGGGGACTTCGCCGAGGCCGGCCGCGGCCGCCGCCGAGAAGCGCCGGTGCCCGCAGACCAGCTCGTACGGCGCGCGCCCGGATTCGTCCACCGGACGCACGAGCAGCGGCTGCAGGATGCCGTGCAGCTTCACCGACTCGGTGAGCTCCTGCAGTCGCTCGGGGTCGAAGAACTTCCGCGGGTTGGTGGGCGAAGTGTCGATCTGCTCGATCGAGATCGTCTTGAAACCGTCCATGTTCCCTGTCTCCCTGGTATGAACCGGGCCCGGCTGGCGGGGCGTTTGCCCGCTCCCGAGGCGTTCGCGCTCCCACGAACGGACGCGGGGCGCCGGGCCCGAAATGTGGTGGTCAGGACTGCCGGGTCGCCTCGCGGGTCTCGATCTGCCGCTGCAGCTCGTCGAGCTGCGCGCGGATGTCGTTGGCCTTCGCGCTCGCGGCCTCGAGGGCCAGCCGGTCGGGCTCGCTGAGCGCGAGCACGCGCAGGCTGGCGTCGAGGACCGTCGTGGCCGCCTTCTGCCAGACGTCGGACAACTTCCGCCTGCCCTGGGCACGGGTAGTGAGCCGGCGTTCGTTCTCGCGCTCAGCTGCACGAAGCCGCTCGCGGATCGCCTCGATGTCCTCGGCCGTGTGCGGCAGCCCCGGTTTCGGACCCGGGGCTGTCACGTGCGACAGCAGGGCGCGCTCCTTCTTGACGAGGCCGTCGGACTCCGCGAGCAGCCGTTCCGACTCCCGGTCGTAGTCCTCGAGGTGCTGCTCGATCTGATCGAGGTCGCCCGCGGCGGCTGAGTGCAGCCGCTCGGCCAGCTTCAGCGTCGCCATGCGCAGTGAGGCGAAGTGGCGCAGCCCCTCGGCGCCGCGGGTGAACTGCACGAGGTCGCTCAGGAGCCGGTCGCGGCGCGCGAGCGCGTCCGCCAACCACTCCTCGGGCGTCCGGTCACGAAGCTGACTCACGACCTCGTACGCCTGCGCGCTCTCGACGTGCACCGACGCCTTCCCGCAGCAGTCGCACATCACGCCACCTCCCGCGTGCGCGCGTGGACCGCGCCGAGGATGACGTCGAGCGCGACCGGGCGCTTCGAGCAGGGCTCACAGACGGCGAACCGCTCCGTCTCGCCGAGCCGCGGGTTGCCGTTCAGCATCACGGCGGATGGCTGGACGGTCACCGACAGGAATGCCGTGTCGCCCGGGTAGTCGCAGGGCTCGCCACAGATGGCACACGGGCCGAAGTTCAGGAGCATCGGCGGCCTCCGTTCTTCGCCTGCGCGATCACGGCCGCGCGGCGCTGGCGGCGCCGGATGTCGGTGAGCGTCTCGGAGCGGACCGCCGAGAAGAACACGTTGGCGACGGACGTCGTGAACACCTTGCGCCGGCCGCGCTCGCGCATGCGGATCGTGCCGTCGCGCAGGATCGCCATCTCGACCGGGGCGCGTTCGCCGATGTCGTAGGCGCGCGGGGCTGCCTTCACGGACTTCGCCGCGGCCGCGCTCATCGCGCCACCTCGACTGTCGAAGAGCCGACGGAGGTGTCGGCGGCCGGACGGTTCGCGCCCGAGTCGTAGGCGCTCACCGGCACGTTGCCGCCGACCACGAGGGCCAGCCACAGAACCAGCACGCCGATCGCGGCGAGCGGCAACGCCCACCAGTCGGAGTCCCAGATGCTGCGCTTCGTCGGGTCGAGGGTGGCCCCGCCTTCGTAGGCGGGCCGCTGCAGAGCCTCGGGGGAACGGGCTCCGGCGGCGTGGCGGGGACGGCTGGCGGGATTGCTGCTGGGAACCCTGCGGAGCTGCGACATTCGGATCGGCATCCTGGCCTTTCCGAGATCCTCCGCCCGCCCGGCTCAGTTTCGGGGTTTCATGAGCTTCGGGCTCATAACCCGAAGGTCGCTGGTTCGAATCCAGCCCCCGCTACCAAACAGGGCGCCGCGGTGGGGAAACCTACCGCGGCGCGACCCTTTTGGGGTCGCCTCGACGCTGGGAGCATCGAGTACAGCGGTGAATCTCTGCTCGTGTTCGAAGCGCGGTGCGAGCGGTCCCTTACCGATCGCCCAGTGCTTCGGTGATTCTCTCAGCCTCGCGCTTCACGTGCTCGTCGGAGAGACGAGCGTAGTGCTGCGTCGTCACGATGCTCGCGTGACCGAGAATCTGCTGCAGCGCCGGCAGGCTACCCCCGCTCTCAATCCATCTGCAAGCGAAAGTGTGCCGGAGCTGGTGAACGTGGAACCGGGTGACACCAGAATGGTGTCGGACGAACCGGGCGAAAACTGAAGGGCTCTGTTCGGAGTACGGCACGAGCCGACCGATCCGCTGGCGCAGCTCACGCAGGAGCGCATCGGACAGCGGGACGCGACGAAGGCGCGACGACTTCGTCTTGGCGACGACGATCATGCCGCCCTCGACGTGATGCGCCTGCGCGCGGCAGAGCTCGCCCCAGCGCATTCCCGTGCCCAGGGCGAACCGGACGTAGAACGCGTGAGGCTCGGGGATCCGGATGACCGCGGCGACCTCGGCATCGGTGAGCCGGTCGGGCGCCGTCTCCTGAATGCGCGGCATCACCCGGCGCTGCTGTCGCGCGGTGTTTCCGCGCTCCACGGGAACCTGGTCAGACATTCTCCATCCCTTTCTCGCACACGCGATCAATGACCCGCTCGTTGGGCGCGCATCCGTCCACGTCTGCCGTATCGAGCTTCGCGTCGATGGCCGCATCCATCCACGGCCTGACCGCCTCGCGCCACGCCTGCTTCAGCGCGGCGACGGCTGCGCGGTAGGTGGGGGCATAGGCGTGCAGAATCAGCCCGCCTCCGCTCTCGGCAGTGACTTCGTAGCTGGTGGCGCAGGGCCACGCCTTCGCTGTCCACCCCTCGCCCAAGAACGCCTCGATCTCGGCGCGGGCTTCGGCGGGCGTCATGTCACGGTCGGTCATCGGGCGGCCTCCTTCCGCTTGCGGAGATCGTGGTAGAGCATCACCCGGTTGAGCCGCTGCGCCTCGGGGCACTCGCAGGTGTCGTCCTGCGGGCAGTCCTCGGCGTGGATTTGGTCGCAGAGGTCGCCGAACTCAAACGCTTTGTCGAGCAGGAACGCTGCGTCATCGAGGTGCTTGCGCTCGTCGGCCAGCCTTGCGTCGAGGACGATTGCCACGTCGAGGCCGTGCATCTCGGGGCGCAGCTTGAACCGCGCGCGGATGTCGGCCATGCCGCGCACGTCGAGGTCAGCAGCGGCCAGCTTCGCCTCGGCGGCTGCGAGGGCAGAGCGGAGGGCATCCACCTCGTCTTGAACGGCAGACAGCGACACGTCGCACGATGCCCGCTGCGCGTCCCCGTTGTGCAGTGCCTTACCAGCACGGGCATCGCCGTACTTGCGAACCAGAGCCATCACATCAGTCAGCGGCTTGCTCACGGCTTCACCTCCTGCGCCGCGAGGGTTCGGATAACTTCCAGCACGTTGCACACCTGCTCCATGCTCGCGGACTCCTCGTCCTCTCGCGCTACGGTCGCGGCGCTGATTCGCTGGAGCCAGTCCGTGCTGATGGTCCAACCGCCCTGCTTGTCAGATTCCGACGGTGTAGGGAACAACCGCTCGATCACCTGCGCGTTGTGCGCTGCGAGTGAGTCGGCGGGATGCGCGGACCACACGCGCTTGGCGTCGCCAATGCGGTCGGACAGGTACTCCATGAACTCGGGGGTATTGCTGTCGCGCGCCTCGTCGGCGGTGGACGTGATGCTCTCCAGCGCATCGCGCAGGGCGTTGGCGTGGGCCATCCACTCCCTGCGCTCCTTGTCCAGTCGCACGAGGTCGTTGCACACGACCACCGCGCGCTGCGCCAGCGCTCCGCTGCGAGCCTCCGCAAGCTCGGACTCCAGCGCGGCGATCTTCTCCTGGTCGGTCATGGCACCACCACCACTTTCCCGCGGCATCCGGCGCCGCGCCCGTTGCGTGACCACGCCCACGCCCACGTCGGCTTGCGGCCGGCGGGGATCGTGACCGTGAACTTCTGGCCGCCGCGACCCTGCGCGTTGCCGAGCACGAACGTGTCGGCCTCGGCGCGGCACACCGGCCAGTACGCCGCCCACACCTCGGGCAGCGCGAGCATCGCCGGAGCCATCGCCAAGTACGTCGGGGACTGCACCTGCCCGACCACACGCACGTCCTGTCGGTCGCGCACGCTGTCCGTGCCAGCGCCACACCCGAGCGCGACCCGCTGGAACGCGGGGAACGTGCCCGAGATGGACGCGGCGAGCAGGACGGCGATCACCTCTGCACCTCGCGGAGCGCGTAGAACCGAATCGTCTGCCCTTCCACGGCGCAGCACACGGGATGCCCGAGTCGGCGTGCGACTCCGATCTTCTCGGGCAGATGGTTGACGTCCAACAGGGTCACGCTCCCGATGTGAACTCCGGGATAGGCTCCCTCGTAGCGGCTGATGAGTGCTTCCATCTCGCGCTCCAGCTCTCCAACTCGCCTGCGAAACCTGTTCGCCTCCCGCTGTGTAATCTTCTTCCTCATGCTTCACGCTCCGTGTGGTCGGGACGTAGTAGGCGAGCCATCGCTCCGCCGCCTGCGCCACGGTGATTCGGTCATCGTCCACTGGCTCAGGCCGCCTTCGGGGGCTCTCCCTGTGCCGTACGCGCCGGCGTCACCCTGCCGACGTGCCCAGACGCTAGACCGTTCGCGGCCGTGCGTCAATGGTCTTTTGCCATTGCGTTTCTACTCGGACCGTCCGATGCTTTTCCGGTAGCGGAAGGGCCCGGTCGAGCTGGCGCGCTGGCGCTGGGTTTTTCGGAGAGCGGCCCACACGGCATCCACGGTGGCGCCCACTGCCTCAGCCCAGAGCTTCACGAATCGCTCCGAAGGCTGCTTCACTTCCCCTCGTTCGAAGTTGCCGAACACGGTGATCCTTCGCGGCAGACCGCGGCGCGCGAAGAACTCCACGAGTCGGGCATGCGTCGTCGGTCGGGGGGCCAAGCGACGCAACTCCGTCAGTGGCGTATGTAGCATGAGCAAACGGATACACCCGGGCGGGTCAACGATCAATGGCGTTTTGCCATCCCGCGCGGCAGAATCGGCGGCACGGCCGTCCGGAGCAGGACGCGTGCCCAGACTTGAGAGGAGCGGATCGTGTTCAACTACTTGGTGATTATCGCGCTGATCGGGCTTCTGCCCGCAGCCATCGCCCAGAGCAAGGGGCGCTCGTTCATGCTGTGGTGGCTCTACGGGGCCGCGATCTTCATCGTGGCACTCCCGCACGCGCTCATGCTTTCGGTGGCTTCGGGGAATGGGCGGGTGAAGTGCCCGCACTGCGCCGAACTGATCCTCGAGGAGGCGCGCGTGTGTCGGTTCTGCGGCAGAGATGTCGCGGGACCGACAGCAGCGGTTGCAACGGAGACGGCCATCACCACGCCCGCGGCCGTCGAGCCGGCGCCTGAAATACCGGCCTTGGCCGATGCGGTAGAGCCTGCGGAACCACAGGCGAAAGCGCCGGCCGCGCAGGTCCCGACGGGTGAGCCTCTGCCGCCTGCGCCGGGCGGTTTCGGCTCCATGACCACGGGGATCCTGATCGTACTGCTTGGCGTCTGCGCACTTTTCTTCGCGTTCGTGTTCAACGCACCGACCACTGCGAAGAAGCCGTCCACCGAGACGCCTACGAGGGCGTACACGCCCCCGGCTGCGCCGTCGTACCCGGTTGCCTACGCGGACGACGAAGGCGCTACCGTACGCGCACGGCCGAGCAAGACCGCCGACGCGCTGTTCAGCCTGCAACCGGGGCAGGAGTTCCGCTACAAGGAGATCCGCGGCCCGTGGTATCGAATCGCCATGGCCGACAGCTCCGCCGAGCAGTGGGTCCACCAGAGCGCCGTGCTCAGTCAGTACGAGCGCTCGCAGCGCGCGGGTGCGGACCTCCGGCTGAAGTCGTGGTCGTGGCGCGAGGAGTACAGCTTCGCGATCGCCGAGGGCTCCGTCATGAACGTGTCGGGGCGAAGCCTTGAGAACGTCGAAGCCGTGGTGACGTTCACGACGTCCGACGGGACGTTCATCACCAGCGACGACGCGCTGATCGAGTTTTCGCCGTTGCTGCCCGGTCAGACGAGCCCGTGGAAGGTGACGACACGCTGGAACCCTCAGATGGCGAAAGCGAGCATCGAGTTCAAGACGCTGCGCGGAGAGCGCATCGGGCACTACGAGATCCGCCGCCGTTGAAGGCGCTCTATCGCACGATCGTCTCTCGCTGCCGATAGACGTCCTCAACGCTCACCCGACCGGCGCTCACGCGTGCGATCGCCGCGGCATGGGCCGGGCGCGGGGCATGGGAGCCCGCGAGCCAGTGGTAGACGGCTTTCTCGGTCACCGGAAGGCCGGCGGAGCCGAGCTCGCGCGTCAGGCGCTGCACGCCAAAGTCGCTGACGAACTGCCCGAGGGGCGTGCGCCAGCGGCACGGATCACGGCGCATTCGGCTTCCCCCGCGCGTCCGTGCGCAGCCAGTGGCGCGGCGCCGGTCGGCGCGGGCGGCTCACTGATTCGCGGTATACCGTAGGGCAGGGCCTACGGCAAGGTCTGCGGGAACAGCATGCGCATCCGCCGGAGGTTCCGCTGCGCCTCGGCGCGCTGCTCGGGGTCCGTCTTGTCGGATTCCACGAGCACGACCAGCTCCATGATCGCGGCCATCCGGTCCAGCCGGCGATCCGTCTCGATCCGCTTGGCCGCCTGGACGGAGTCCGCGAGGATCCGCTGGGTGGCTTCTTCCGAGATCGCGGCCCGTAGGTCGCGTGTGACCTGTGCCGACAGGATCTGCGACAGCGTCATGACCGCGAGTGTCGCACCGACCACGACCCCGACGCGGCGCATGAAGTTCACGAAGTCAGGATCCTGCTTCCGGAGCGTCGGCGTCATCGTCCCACTGCCCTCCCGATCACTTCGTCCTTCGACTTCGAACCGTGGCTCGAGCCGAAGTAGTAGGTCATCACCGTGAGCATGTTCCCGCCGAGCATGCCGAGGAGGATGTTGAACGCGTCGCGGTTGGCGTCCGGGATCTGTCGGTTCAGGATCAGGAACAGCAGCACGAAGAACGCGCCGACGTTCGTGACCGCCAGCACGGACGGCACCCAGTCCTTCATCGCCTTTTCGCGCTCACGCGCATTGGCGCGGTCACTGGCGTCGATCCGCTCGAGCTCGACGCCCAGCTCGGCCATCTGCTTGGCGAACGTCTGGTCGAGCTCCTTGAGCTTCAGGAGCATGTCCGGGCTCGCCCCGGTGATCGCCGCAGCGACCGCCTCTTCGGTAGCGTCCGGCTGGCCCAGCAGCTTGCCACCGATCTCACGCACCGCCAGCCCGGCCATGGGGCCGCCGAGGGCTGTGGCGAGCGCAGGAGCGACGGCGCGAACCAACCCCTTCCAGTCTTTCATGCGGCCTCCCCGCTGAACTCATCCTCGACCCATGCGACGCGCGCCACGATCGCCCCGTTCCGCTGGAACAGCGACGCCGAGGTCTCACGGATCGCGTCGCCAGAAGTGCGATAGTTCCCCGCCGAGCAGTGCACGACCGTCTTCGGCCCGGTGGAGTCCACCGTGGCGACGATGCCCACGTGCCCCTGACCGTGGCCGCGGTCGCCCCAGACGACCAGGTCTCCGGGTTTCGCGTCCGCCCACAGCTGGTGCGCGACGAAGCCCCACGGGCTCTGCGCATCGCGCACGAGCGCGGACGTCTCGAGCCAGTCGCCACCCTCGTAGTGTGGCAGCCACGGCTCGAGGTAGCGGTCCACGCCGAGCACGACGGCCACGAACCCGGAGCAGTCGAGCTCGGAGCCGACGCCCGGGTTCTTCAACCGGCCGCCGGCGCCGAGCTTGTAGGCGGTGCCCTTGCCGATGGCGGCGCGGGCGCGCGCGACGATCGCGGAGCGAGTGGGCTTCTGCGGGATGGGTGCGGTCATGCCGTTGCGCTCCTCGAGGCCTGATGCTGCAGCGTCCGGCGCACCTCGTCCCTGAGTGCGATGCGAAACCACTGGTCCGCGACGTTCTGGGCGTTCGCCTTGAACTTCAGCATGGCGGGCAGCTGAGGGTTCTGGACGAACGAGTAGATCTCGCGCACCGCGCCGCGGCCACGGCCGACGCGCTGGAAGACACCGCCGTGGGGCGCGTTGCGGGACTTCGGCAGGATGAACGTGCGCAGCGCGCCCTTCCACTGCACCGACGAGTCTCCGATCACGCGGTTCAGCTGCAGCCGCCCGTACTCACCGAAGAACCCGGATGCGGCCTCCTTCCTGCCGCGGCGCTTGCGCTTGACCTCCTGCCCGTTCACGAACTTCCGAAACTTGAGCCCGGCGAACGTGTAGGCGGGCACGACGCCCTGCGCCACGTTGGGGCGCGCGGGACGTCCGAGCAGCGGGACGGCGGCAGCGCGAGCGCCCGGGGTCATGGGCTTACGGGTGCCACCGTCCTCGAACTGGCCCAACAGCAGCCGACGCGCGGTCCCAGGGTTGGAAGATCCCGCGTCGATCCGGCCCCAGATCTTGCCGCGCTTCGCGTTGGCGAAGTCGGAGATGTAGTTCGCAACGCCACCACGCATGCCGCGGCCGCCGAAGAAGAACTTCGGTTTCCGGATGACGAATCCCTGCTTGCGCAGGTGCTTGGGCACCGATGCCTGAACGGCCAGCAGCGTCGTGTTGATGGCGTTCGCGATCGCGTAGCTCTGCCGCTTCGCACCGTTACGGAGCGAGGCCAGAACTGCAGCGTCCTGAACGTCCACCGTGAAGCTGCTGAGCCGGTATCGGTCGAGCGTGGCCATCTCAACGGCCTCCGAGACACATGGCGAAGGTCATTCGGCGGACCACTCGGAGCGGGTGTCGCTCCACCAGTGGCCTTCGTAGAAGATCGCGTCCGTGACCGCGGCCCCAGTCGTACCGCTCGTCGCGAAGAACCCAGCGCGACAGGTGACCGAGCCACCACGGAACAGCTGGAGCGCGGGGCTGGAGACCGTGGCCGCGAGCTGCTTGTTGAGGTACGCACGCAGGACGCTGCCGCCGTTGGGAGCCGGGTCGTAGCGCAGCGTCGCCTCGGTGATGAACTGGTCCGGAAGGAAGGTCGGGTTGTACGTGCAGTCAGTCACTTCCATCGGGGCGACGTTCTCTCCCGACTCATCCACCTGACTCCAGACGACCAGCTCCCACTGGCCACGCGTGAGGTTGTTTCGCAGCTGGACGAACGGCTGCGCCCCGCTGACATACATCGCCGTCTCGTTCCCGTCCCACGGAGTCGTGGTGAAGATCGGGCCACCGACCATGATGCCCTGGTAGCACTGGCCCGCGGCGGGGAGCATCGTCATGCAGTTCATGGCCATCCGCCATTCCCAGGCGGTGTTCCACAGCACGTCCTGAGCGAGCCCCGGCTGCGGGAATGCTCCATCGTCGACCGAGTTGAACAGCGCGCTCGTGAACGCCTTGTTCCCGCCCGAGGGCAGCCGGATTTCAGCAGCGCCACGCCACAAGCGCTCCTCGTATCCGGACGAACGGATACCCGGGACGGACGAAGACGTCGCCCCGGTATGCATCAGCGTGAGCCACTTGCCGGACATGAGCTTCTTGTGCACGGACGCGTCGATCAGGGCCTGAACTGCAGCTGCGTTCATGTTCGTGTCCTCTCCCGTTGCGTCCACCACAAACGTCAGCGTGAAGACGCTGCTGTAGTCGACGAGCCCGGCCGAGTCGGTCCACTTCACCTGGCAGTTGAACCGGGCGCGCGGCTTCTCGCCGATCTGTGTGAGGAAGTCGCCGACGCCAGTCCAGCGGAATGTGCCGCCAGAGGCCGGGCTGACGATCTCGCCTGCGACGTCGATCGAGACGCCCGGCAGGTCGTCGCTCGTGCCGGCGATCTTCGCGGACCAGCCCGTCACGTTCTGCACGGCGCCGTCGAAGTCGTAGAGCACGGCGTCGATCACACGCTGCGACGCGCCGAGCACGACCTCCTCATCGCCGCCGGTGACCTGCGCGGTGACCTTCTTCATCAGCACGACAGCCATGCTTCCCTCCCGATGGGCGCGCGAGCGATGCCCGCGCGCCCGGTGTCTTCTTACCCGGCGAGTCCGTAGCGCGGCGGCTGGTTGTCGAGCACGCCGAAATCGAAGAGCGGCCACGCCTCGACCATCACTCCCGTCAGATCGGCCGAGCCGGCACTCGCGGTATGCACGGCGACCTGAATCAGGTCGATCGGCCAGTACAGCGGGCTCGGCGTGGTTCCCTGCCAGAGGACTCGGCCCGTGTGGCAGACGAGCGGCACCTTGGACACGTTGCCCGTGAAGCCGGACGCCGTCGCGGTCGCGTTGCGGTCCAGCGTGACCTGCGTGGCGCTGTCCACGCTCAGGATCACAGACCCGAACGGGATGTTCGTCGCAGACGCCATCGACAGGATGTGCCCCTCGCGCGCGCCGTCCGAGATGAAGGATCCCGAAGAGCGCGTCACGATCGGAGATCCCGACACGGTGGCGAGCGCCGAAGTAATCGTCGCCACGTTCGCCGCCTTGCTGGGCACTGCCGCGGAGAAGGAGTACGTCGCGGTGATGTTGCTCGCCTGGTAGTTGTAGGTCGTCCCATCGTACGAACCGGGCCAGAAGATCAAGCTGTCCGGAGTGCGATCGCCGGCCCCGTTCAGGTCCTGCCAGATGCGCACGATCGCGCCGATCGAGCCCTGCCAGCCCGACTTCAAGTAGCTCGCCGGATACGTGTACGCGTTCGTCGGGATGGTCGCGGGGCCCATGTAGATCTTGTTTCCGTGACGCATGTCGCCTCCTGCTACGCCCGTTCGGCGTAGACCTCGGTGAAGTAGTGCGGGCCCAGGTCCTTCTCGACCTCGAGCACGCGAAACGCCTTACCGGCCCACGATCCATCGGAGCCGAACTCGCCATAGGGCAGCCGTGAGTCGACACTCGCGTCGAAGTCGATCACCCGCATACGCTGCATGTCCGGGCACACGTGCGTGCGGAACCGGATCGTCTTGCGCGGGCTGCCGACGAACGCGCGCCGGCGGTCGCGCCAGTTCTGCGCGGTGATTTCGTCGCGGATCCAGTCGGCGTCGAAGACGTCGTCTTCGTGCGGGCCGTTGAGCGCCACGTTGTCGGCGACCTCGGACTCGCCGTAGCCGCGCGCGAGGCGCGCGTGGTGCTGGTTGCCGAGCGTGTCGTCGGCAGCGTCGTAGCCGAGGGCTCCGAAGCACGTGGCCGCGACGTTGGCGCCGGTGAGCGCCAGCAGCTGGAACGTCGCCGTCGGCTCGGAGTTCATCCAGAAACGGTCGGCGTAGATCGGGTACGCCGACGTGACCGTGGTCGCCGCGGCGCCGGAGCCGGTGCCGAGGTTGAAGCCCATGGTCCAGATCGCCGAGGTGCCCGGAGAGGTGTGGCTCGTGAACTTGGACTGGAAGCCGAAAGTCGAGCCGCTCGAGACGACGGTGCCCTTGTTCGTCAGGTGGTTGTAGCTGCCCGTGAAAACCGACACGCCGGCGGTCGCGTTCATGGTCGCGGCGATGAGGGCCCAATACTCATCCGGCGAGTAGTCACCTGCGGCGAGCGTCGCGTGGTAGTAGGTCGGCGTGCCGCCGTACCAGAAGTTGAACGAGTCGTTGAAGCCCGTGCGTACGAAGTGCCCGTAGCCGGCGGCCGTGTAGTACGAGGCCGTCGAGATCCGGAACCGCAGCACGTTGTCCTGGACGTCAGCAGCCACGTCCATCGGGTCCGTGAAGGTGCCGTTGACCAGGCTGTCGGCGTACGTGAACGGACCGCCACCCCACGCCCCGGTCTTCCAGTCGAACCGGTCGTTCGTGGCGTCGATTTCGATGCGCTGGTCGCGCGTGGTGGCCTGCGAGTAACCCTGCGACGAGCTGTCTTCGGTCACGTACGACTGGAACAGGTTCCGGCCGAGGAAGTAGTCGAAGCCCCAGTTCAGGCGCACGCCCTGCGCGAGCTCGGTGTTCGAGGTCACACCGGGGTGGAACAGGTCCGCGCAGTCCTCGCGCGTGAACGTCCAGTCGTAGTCGACCGCGGGGCCTTGCGTCCAGGCGTGGAACAGCCACTTGCCGGAGCCCGGGTCGATCGTGACGCACGCGAGCGACTGCTCACAGATGCGCTGGATGACCTGCTGCACAGTCGTGACCTCGGCGATACGCGCCGCGAGCTTGAAGTCCGACGGCGCGCCGTTGCGCAGGATCGAGCGCGCGTCGACGAACGAGCCGAACGCGCCGGCAGCCGTCTCGAACGTCACCGCCTCACCGTACGTGTCCATGAACCAGCGGATCATGTCCGGAGGGCGCTGGATCAGGGCGCCGACGGTGCCGGTGTAGGTGCCAGCCGTGTCCGGAGCGCCCTTGACGTGGCCGTAGAACTGGCCACCGATCTCGTACGACGCCGGGAGATCCTCGACTGGATTGTACCCAACGATCACGTCGAAATGATTCCTCCCGCCGTATCCACCACGCCCGTAGTAGACGGGCCGGGTGACTGGAACGAGATGCGAAGCCTGCGGCGTGACGAGACTGCGCTGAGGACGGTGCTTCACGCGCAGTGCCACGTGGTGGATCTTCGCCTTGTTCGTGGTGCCGCCGGCGAAGTCGACGCGCAAGTTGACCGGGTTCTGCCCCCCTGTGACTGCGCCGAACTCCCAGTTCGCCGACCACCACGCCGACGCCCACGCGCCCGAAAGGGTCGTCGGCGTAGCCGTCGTGCTGGTCGCGCTGACCACGGTCCCAGTCGCGGTTGAAACCGAGTTGCGCGGATACGCGCGCAACTGGTGCGTGTTGGATCCGTTCCCGGAGAAGCTCACGAGCACATCGACGCTCTCGATCGTGCCGAGGCTCCCAACGTTGGGTAGCACCAGCTCGAGCGCCGTCTTGCCGGTCGCCTGGTCGAGCTCGGCGTACGTCGTCTCGTCGAAGACGTCCATGGCGCGGCGGGGGTTGCCCGCCGTGTTGTTGCCGGCGCCGGTCCGTACGTCGATCGCGCGGACGCCGTAGTAGGCGATGAGCGCATCGTCGTTGATCGACAGGTAGCTCCCACCGCTCGCGAGCGTTTCGGTGATCCCCGCGGTGTCGAGAGGTGCGAGCACGTCGTTCGCGACGATGAACGCCGTGAGACCGCCGGATCGGTTGAGCAGATCCGCGCACTCATGCCCGGCGGCGAGCAGCTTGACGTTGGCCGATCCCAGCCCGGGGTCCACCACGAGCAGCGGGATCGCGCCACGTCCACCGCCGGAGTCTTCCTGAACGGACTTGTTTCCGTACGACGTCGTGTGCGGAGCGCGCATGGGGAACGCACTGAAGTCGCCCATCACGACCGGCTCAGCGATTCCGAGCGCCACGTCAGTGGCGTTGGGCCACGACGAGTTGTCGATGCGCCGGTTCGGGGCCCGCCGATTCCACGAACGCGACTGCAGCAGGTTCAGGTAGATCCAGTTGTCGTCGTAATCGAAGGCGTCGACCACGCCTTCGTACACCTGGTACTTATCCGTGGCGGCGAGCAGCTGGTTACCGCTCGCATCGCGCACATCGTTCCAAAACCAGATCGTGATCGTCGCGCCCTGCCACTTGTGTGTCGCCAGCGTGTCGGCCGCCACCCCGGACGTCATGAACGGATACAGCCGGTTGGCGATCTGGCACGAGGCGTCGCACGGGTTCGGGCCCGTGTCGAGCATGCCGACCTTCTCGCTCAGCGTGCCGCCCTTGAATCCGGACTCCCAGATGGAACCGTCCGGGAGTACGACCTCCTGCGAGGCGATAATCAGCATGTCCGTGGACGGTGCCGGAAAGGCCAGGCGTGCGAGCGTGATGGGGACGCGCGACGAGCCGAGACGCCAGTATTTCTTGAAGGTCTCGGTCATGCTCATGGGCACCGCCCCAGCTCGAAGGAGACCGAGAACAGCCCCCCACCCAGCTTCGACACGTTCACGCGGCCACCCTTGAGGTAGACCTCGTATCCGACGTTGTCCGGGTCGACGTACACGATCGTGCCGGACGCCTGCTCCAAGCGACGCAGCAGCGTCCACGTGGCCTCGAGCACGGGGGAGAAGCTCAGAGAGAAGTCCGCGCCCTCGTAGCCCAGCTCGTTGATGAGCACAGAGCCGTCCTCGAGCTGCTGCTCGATGCGGTTGCGGAAGTGGGACGTCTGGCTACCGAAGTTCGGCGCAGCCCCGACGTCCAACACTTCGGCCGGGAAGACATTGCCGATGACCGGCGATGCCGAAGCACCGATCCAGACGTACAGGTATCGCGCGGAGACCGAGTTGAAGGTGAACGTGTAGTCGCGCGGGAAACTGCCGCTGCTGAAGTTCACCGTCCCGAGCACGATGGCAGTCGAAGACGGATACGACGCGAAGTAGCCGACCTCCAGAGAGCTGATGGCGCCGCCGGGGCAACTCATCCCGCCGATGTGCACCGCAGAGATCGAAGTCACGCTGCCGAGATCGAGATCGAGCTGGTAGTCGGTACCGAAGTAGAGCACGTCGTTTGCCGCGTTCGCCTTCCACAGCGAGCGGCGGTCACCGTTCAGCGCACGCTCCATCGTGAACGGCGCTTCTTCGCTGCGTGCCGGAGGCGTCGGGCTCCCGCCGGTGCCGTTCTTGACCGTTGCGGTGCTTGCGAGGTTGGTCAGCAGGAAGCGCGCATTGGCCACGCGTCACCTCCCCGCGCGCGAGACCGCGCGCACGTAGTCGTTCGCCCGACGGATCGAACCGGTCGGGGACACGATCTCCTGCACCATGTCCTTCGCGTTCAGCGTGTTGATGTTGAAGACGTTCGTGCCGCCGGCAGTGGCCGACTGCGCGGTGAAGCCGTTCTTGCCGAAGTCGCCGAGTTTGTCGACCCCCGGGATCGGGATGAAGTCGAGCAGCAGGCCGACGCCGTACTCCGCAGCGCTCGACGTAATGTCGTTGAGGATGGATTTCATCAGTTCGTGCCAGGCCGCACGGATGTTCGTCGAGCCTATCAGCAGCTCGGCGCCCACCGACTGCATGTCTGCGGCCACGCTGTAGGCGAAGTGTTGGGTCGTTTGCTCCCAGAGTTCGATTGACTGCATGGCCTTGATGCCAGCGTCCGTCAGCTTCAGCGCGGGCACAGGGAGCTCCTCGAGCACCTTGCCCATGCTCTGAAGCGCCTTCTTCGAGGATTCAGCCCCTTCTGCGATCTTGGCGTTCAGGCGGTCCGTGGGCGTCATCTTGTCGTTGCCTACGAACCAACCGCGTTGCGCAATGTCGAACGCAGAGACTCCTCCAGATGTGGGCGGCGGCGGGGTGATACCGGGCCGCGGGGAGCCATCACCGTGGAGGCTCCGCAGACGTTCGAGGTCAATGTTCGACCCAGCAAGCGCCGCGCGCTGCCGGCGCAAGTCCTCTGCGAGCTTCACCCAGTGGGACATCGCGTCGCGGTTGAAATCCTGATCACCGTGCGCATTGGCCTCAGCAAGCAACTTCCTGATGTTCATCTCAGCTTCTGCAATGCGCCGGTCGAGTTCCGCAAGCCCCGGCTTTGCGGACTCACCGCTGATCGCGCTCCACATGTCGTTGAACGCGCTGATGATCGTAGACACTGGGCCAACGGTGACGCTCTGCATGCGCGTCATCGCGACGCCCCAGTTACGAGAAAGCGTGTCCATCTGGGTATCGAGATTGCGGGCGGCGTCGAGCGCATCGGGCTTGAGGAGCCCGCCGTTGCGCTCCATCTGGTCATACACACCCTTGAATCCTCGCTCGATCGCCTCGAGGTCGGGGATCAGGTCCGCTCCCGCCTTGCCCAACAACTTCATAGCCGCTTCGTCGCGGAGTTTCGCGTCGGATGTAGAGGTGATGGAGTCCGCTAGCTGCATGAAAGCAGTGAACGTGTCCCGAGACGTCACGCGCGCACGCGCGAGCATCGGCTCGCCGTCCTGGATGGCTCGGTTGAGCTTCACGAGCGCAGTCGGAAGCCCATCTGCATCACCACCGGCATCCTTGAGGACCTGCTGCATCGCCTGCAGCTTGTCGACCGAGACACCGCTTGTGCTGGCAAGGCGGTCCAGCTGCTCGACTTCGTCGGCGAGCTTCACCGCGCCGACGGATGCCGTTGTGCCGATGGTGGCCAGCGTCGTCGCGATGATCCCGAGGGGTCCAGCAGCGCGCCCCAGGGCCACCATGGAGCCGCTCAGGTTCGAGAGCCCGCCGGCCAGCTTGTCGAAGACGGAGGAGGCTTCGTCGCGGGCCCGGATGACGTATTGAGCGACCTGGTCTGACACGTCAGTCATCCTCCCCGAGCTGCCGGATCGCTTCGAAGATGCGCTTCAACCCGAACCCGTCCTCGTTCATCACTTCGTGGAACGCCTTGTTGCGGCGATCACGTTTCCATCTGTCGTGACCTCGCATCACCGTCAGGTTGAAGCCGAGGTCGGGATCCTTCAGGAGCTTCCGTGGGGACTCACCGAGCGCTTTCGCAAGTCGCCAGAGCTCCCACGCACTGAAACGGCCCTCATCCGTTGCGACGAGGAAATCGCGCGTCTTCGGCACCTCCGTAGCCGGTGAGACGCAAAACCGTGTTCACGATCAGGACCTTGTCTTCGACCGAGACGTATCTCCACGGGATCGAACCCGGCACGGCATGGGCTTCGTCGTAGTGAAACGCCGGACGCACGATCGAATCGCCGCTCACGAAGGACGTGCCGAGATGGACGACGGCAGCCGCCTCGTCGAGGTTCTTCTTCGCCCGTGCACGTTTCTGCTCGAGCGTCAGCTTCGCTTCGTCGATGGGCGCGTGCTCGCCCGGGTTGCCGTTGGACTCCATCGCCACCAGCTCGTCGACGGCCTCGCAGCGCACGCAGACGGGCTCGCCGTCCTCGGTGCGCAGGTGCTTCAGCTGCACGACCTCGACGGGGCGAGCGATCTTGCTCACGTCCGTCGGCTTCAGCCCTTGCTCGTTCATGTTGGGGTTTCCCTGGGAAGGTCCGCCGCGCTCCACCGACGCACCAGCCAGGGAATGCAGGCGGCCGGCGGAGGCGACGGACGGTCTGGGCGCTCACGGGCGCCCGTATGTCATCAGCTGCGCTTCGTGAGGCGGTAGTAGGCCTCGGTCGGGTGGTTCGTGGAGTCGATCAGGACCGTGCCCTTGAGGTCGAACGAGCCGAAGTCGCTGCCGGTGATGAACCCGGCCACGCCATCGCTCGAGATCGAGACCTTCCAGAACTCGGCGTCGAACGACGGGCCCGCGGCCGCGTCGCCGATGAACACGAGGCGGCCGAGGATCTGCGAGCTCATGCCGCCCTGGACGCGGTCCAGACCGGGCGAGGTGATCGCGGCCTTCGCGTAGTCGACCGTGATCGTGTCGCCGTTCGTCAGCGTCGAGCCGGTCGTGGTGATGTGGATGATGCCGAGCGTCGCGTCGACGATGTTGTAGTCCGTGTCGAGCACGAGCGTGCTGGCGCCCTTCTTGACGACGACGCTCGAGATCGAACGGTTCGCCGTCTGGTACGACTTGCCCTTCGTGACGGACGTGGTGAGCGTCTCGCCCGTGATCGAGCCCGAGGACTGCGTGGCGCCGGCTTCGACGCCCATGAGCACGAGGGCGAGGTTCTCCTTCGTGTACTCGTGGAGCGTCATCGAGACGGTGACCTCGCGCTTCGTGACGACCTCGTTGAGCAGAGGCGCGGTCGACTGGCCGTAGTCGTAGATGCTGGCCTTCTCGTCGCTCGTGGAGATCTCGAGCTTCGAGCAGTCGCCGAGGCAGGCGAGGCCGTTGGTATCGACGTTGGAGCTCGACCAGCGGTCGAAGAAGAGCCGCCCGCGGCCGAGGAGTACGTTGTTCGAGTTGGACTGGTACGACATGTGAAGCCTCCTCGGGCGCTAGGCCCGCGATTCCGCGTTGGTCGTGCGGGTCGTGAACGTGACTTCGAACTCGTGCGACACGCGCACGTAAGGCTCCTCGCCCTGCTCGAGATCCCAGCTGGTGGACTTCTCCACGGTGTCGATCGCGAGTCCGCTGTACGTGTTCGTGGCGAGCGCGGCGACGCTCCAGGCGCGCGCGGCCTCCGCGATCTGCTGGGGCGAGAGGGCCGAGTGCCCGGTGCCTGCGAAGAGGTCTTGCACGATGAACGTCACGGACCGGCGCACGAGCGGGCTGGTGGTGCTTCCCGCGCGCTCGACCGATTCGTTCACCCAGGCGACCGTGCGCGCGGGCAGGTCGTGCGGCTCGAGCTGGATCCCGGACCAGAGCTTGGCCGTCGGAACGCCCGCGGGCTTGCCCGAGCCGTTGAGCGCGGCGAGCAGGGCTTCGGCGATGGTTCGGGTCTGGGTCATGCGACACGCACGCAGTGGATTCGGGTGAGGGAGCCGTGCTCGGCCTCGGAGTGGCGGCGCACCTTGTATGCGGTTCCACCGACGGTGACGGTGGCGCCATTCTCGAGACCGGGCAGGGAGTCTGTCTGGATCGACACGACGATCGACCTGCTCATGAGGTCCGGGGACTCGTTGCCGGTGAACATCTCCTCCGTGAACCGTCGCTTGATGCCCTTGACGGTCACGTAGCCGATGGTCACGTCGACACCGAGGTCGTCCAGAACCCCAGGCAGGTCGCCGTCGGTCAGAGCCATGGGCGGGTTACGACGAGTACTTCTTCATGCCGATGAAGTACGCCCCGCAGGTGTAGACGGGCGAGGTACCGCCGACGTCGAGCACGCCACGGATGAACTTCTTCGCGGCCGCGACTTCGAAGGCGATCTTCTGGACCGAGGCGACCGTCGTGATCTGCGTGATGGCCGCACCGGAGATGTCGGTGTACGTGCCGCCGGAGGTGTCCGACTCCTGCAGCTTGAAGTCGCAGGTGGGGCTGGTTCCGGAGCTGTTGGCGGCCTCGAACACGACGATGCCGACGCCGTCGTAGGCGGACACGTCGATGCCGCTGCTGTTCGCGTCGGCGTTGCGGCTGGCAGCCGCGAAGAGCGTGACCGGAGTCGCGAGGGCCAGGGCATTCAGGTTGCTCATCGGTGATTCTCCTTCTCGGCCTTCCGGCCGCGACGACTAGGTGGCGTTGCGACGGCCGGATCGCGCGGGAGCCGGCGGCGTGGTCTTGGGTTCGGATGCGGGCTGTTCGGACGCGGAAGCGACGCCCGCCGCCGGAGAGTCCGCGGGAACGGCCACAGCGACCGACGAGGCCGAAGCCTCGCCGGTCGTGTCGCCGGATCCTTCGGAGTCGGCCACGCCCGCACCGGAAGGCGCTGCCGTGAGCGCAGCTCCCTTCGCGGCGCCGTCGGGAGTCGCGACCGCCGGAAGGTCTTCCGGGGTCGCGAGCCGAACGGCGTTGGTGGTGATGCGCTCGATGGCCACGTTCTCGGGGAGCTCGAGGATTTCCCCGACCTCCGCGATGTGTTCCATCGAGACGCGATGCCTGCGCGTGACGACGACCTGAAGTGTCTGCATCGGCGGCCTACGCGACCGTCAGGCCGGTGCCGATGGCGAACGCTTCCGGGCGATCCAGCACGCAGTCGGCGAGCTCGTTCGTGGTGACGATGACCTGGCCCTTGCCGGCCACGGCCGCGCTAGCGCTGTCCACCATGAACTCGAACGCACCCCACGAGCCGTACGTGAGGCAGCTCCAGTCGCCGAAGATGATGCCGTGCTCGGAGCCGCCGGTGATGGCGGTCGTACCGTTGATCGTCGTCGGCACCTGGTTCGTGCCGCCGGCGCGGTAGCCGTTCATCTCGCCGTCGGTGCCCTTGCCCGTGAAGATGAAGCCGGCCGCAGCGCCCGAGATGACCGGGATCTGCTTGGCGCGGCCCACCGCACCGGGCGTCAGGATGTACGCCATGTTCGGGCTCTCGACGTTGGCGGCGGTCACGGCGGACTCGAGGTCCACGACCTTGGCGAACGTGATGGCGCCACCCATGGCGACCGAACCGACACCGCTCGTGAACCACACGCCCTGGGGTTCGCCCGAGGCTCCGGTGCCGAACATGCCCAGGCGGTCCCAGAGGAGCGCGTGCTTCGTGAAGAGCCGGTTGCGGACCATGTTCTCGACGCTGAAGTTCGCGACGGACAGGAGCCGGCGGGGCAGGACGATCTGCGCCACGGCTTCCTTCGCCTTCAGCGAGCGGGTGACGAAGGTCAGCTGCGACTGCGTGACGCTCGAGGCCGAGTTCTCGCCGATGAGGTACGCGGTCGGGTCGCCGGTCTGCACGGGCAGCGGCACGTCGCCGACGAGGCCGGTGAGGATGTTGGCCCCGAAGCGGCGGGTGAGCATCTTGTTTGAGAGGATCTCCATCGGGTCGCGCGGGACGTCGAACACGAGCTCGGCGCCGCCGCCGGACTGGTTCACGCCCATGGCGCGGGCAAGCGCCCACTGCCGCTCGGCGGTCTCCTCGGCGGTGACCAGCGTGCGCGGCATGTTCAGGCCGCCGCGGTGCTGGATGCCCGCCTCGGTCGCCTGGCGCGTGAGTTCCTGATGGACTTCGGCCTCGACGCCGTCGAAGCGCGCGGTGCCTTCCTTCACGCGGATCGCGAGGTCGATGGCGCGCGCGAACGAGTAGCGGCTGCGGTCCTTCTGGGGGATGACCGACATGTCGGCGCCGACGCGTTCGGCCGCCGGCTGGCGGGCCGATCCGCGCGAGGCCTTCTCGTCGAGGATCTTGCTCTTGACCTCGGAGAGGTCCATGCCGGCCGAGATGAACTCCTTGGCGCGCGTCATGGAGATGCCGTGCGACTCGCACAGCGTGATGACGTCGGTCGGAGGCGCGGCCGAGCGGGTCACGACGACCGGCGCGGCGGCTTCCGCCGTGGGAGCGGCAGCCGCGATCGGCTGCGGGGTGGGCGTGACGGGTTCGGACATCTTCGGTTCCTCCTGCGCGGGTTGGACGGGTGCTGCGGACTCGATCTCGGTCTCGACGGGGTACATCTCGGCGCCGCCAGACCGAGCGACTGCGGCGTTCGGGTCGGCAGGGATGCCGACGATCGACATTTCCTCGGGGCGCCAGCGCGTGTAGGTCACCTGGTCCACCTCGGACGGGTCCTTGGCGCGGACGACCTTCCGCTTGAGCGGGCGGGCGCGGATGCTGGTGAAGCGGAGCGTCCGGTCCATCACGTCGCGCTTGACGCGCTGCGCGGTCTCGTGGCGCGAGAACCGCAGGTCGCCCTCGAGCTGCGTGCCGTTGAGCGCGATGTTCTCGACGACGCCGATGTGCATCTCGGGGTCGGGCGTCGGGCGGTACGGGTAGCCGCCGTGCTCGAGGTAGACCGAGAGGCCGTTCTTGGCGAGGCTCATGTCCACGGCTCCGCGCGCGTGGCTGAGCACTTCCGATCCGACCCAGCCCTCGCACGGCGTCTCGGTGCTGAGGACGACGTGGAAGACGTCGGAGTCGGCCGCGTTGGGATCCGGAGCCTCGAGCTCGGCGTCGCCGCCATCACGCACGGCGCGCGCGACAGGCACGAGCTGGATCTCTTCGAAGTGGAAGCTCGCCGCGGCCTTGTCGGTCACGGTGGCCGTGGGACTGGCGGGTGTGGACATGGTCTGGGCCTCGGGTGGCGCGCGTGCTGCGCGCGAGAACTTCCTGCTGCTGCCGAGACCCACGATGCGCACCGCGCAAGGGTGAAAGCCATTCTAGTAAAACTAGAATGTTGGCCGGGGCGTGTTGGTGCTCATCTGGTGCGCATGGAGACACTCACAGCACTACCCGACACCTTCGCCGCCGGCACGACGGTGAAGTACACGAAAACCGTCGCCGACTACCCGGCGACCGACGGCTGGACGCTCACGCTCGAGATCGCGGGCGAGAAGCTGCTGAGCGTCGAGGCGGATGCCTCCGGTGCCGACTACGCGGTCACGATCAGCGCGACCGAGAGCGCGACGCTGACGGCGGGCACGTACTACTTCGCCGAGAAGGTGGAGAAGGCTGGCGAGGTGCTCCGCGTCGGGTCCGGCCGCGTGACCGTCGAGCCGAACCTTGCCACGGCCCTCGCCGGCGACCTGCAGTCGCCGAACGAGCGGATGCTGAAGGCCGTGAACGCGGTCATCGAGTCGCGCCTGGGCACGAGCACGGGGATCCCGAAAGACGTCGAGGCGTACTCGATCGACGGAATCGCGGTGACGAAGATCCCGATGGAGCGCCTGCAGATGCTGCGCACGCAGCTGTCGACGGCCGTCGCGCGCGAACGCCGCGGCGGCGGCTTTGGCCGCCAGTACCGCTACACCTTCACCGGAGCGAGGAACGAACAGTGAGCACGCGCGTGCGCCCGATCGAGCAGGAGCCCGCGCAGAGCGTGGGCGGTTCCCGTTTCACCCGCGCGTTGCGCGAGGGCTTCTCGCAGCTCGTCGCGCGCTTCGCTCCCGCGCGTGCAGCGGCGCCGGCTGCCGAGCCGGACGCCAGCGCCACACCCGCGCGCCGCGGCGTCATGCGCGCGGCGTACGCGGGCGCGGAGCGGAACCGCTTCAACCTCGACTGGCGCTCGGGCACGAACTCGTCCGACTCCGACATCGCGAGCGACGGTCAGACGCTGCGCGGCCGCGCGCGCGCGCTCGCGCGGGACAACGCATACATCGAGCGCTTCCTCGACCTGCTCTGCGCGAACGTCATCGGGCCCGACGGCATCCGGCACCAGGCGCAGGTGCGCGGACGTGACGGCAAGCTCGACGAGGACCTGAACGACTACATCGAGGAGAAGTGGCTGGCGTGGGCGCGCGGTCCCGTGACGGTCGACGGGCGCATGAGCCTGAACTCGTTCATGGCGCTGCAGCTCGAGACGAGCGCGATCGACGGCGAGGCCTTCACGCGCACGCTGGTCGGCGCGCAGTATCGCCACGGCCTAGCGCTGCAGCCGCTCGACCCGGACCTCGTGCCCATGACGATCAACCGCCTCGCGGACCACACCGGGAACGAGATCCGCCTCGGCGTCGAGGTCGACCAGGTCGGCCGCCGCGTGGCGTACCACGTGTTCGAGGACTCGCAGTACATGCCGGGCGCGAAGCTCTACGGCCCGCTGCGGATCTCCGCGAGCGAGATGCTGCACCACTACCGCGTGCGCCGCGCGCACCAGACGCGTGGCGTCACCTGGGTGGCGCGCGTGATGACCGACACGCAGGATCTCGCGGCGTACGACGAGGCGGTCATCATCGGCGCGCGCGCGGGCGCGAACACGGTCGCCTTCGCGCAGTGGCGCGACCCCAACGCGGCTCCCCCGCCCAGCGCGAACGACGAGACGGCGCGCCAGCCGGTGAACATCGAGATGAACCCGGGCACGCTGACCGAGCTCGACCCCGGCCTCGAGGTCGTGCCGTTCGACCCGTCGCAGCCGACGGGCGTGTACCCCGACTACACGAAGACCGTGCTGCGGAAGATCGCGGCCGGCCTGAAAGTCTCGTACGCGGCGCTCACCGGCGACCTACGCGAGGTCTCCTACTCCGGGCACAAGATCGGGCTCCTCAACGAGCGCGACATGTACAAGATGCTTCAGGAGTGGTGGATCGAGACGTTCCTGCAGCCGGTCTACGAGCGCTGGCTCGAGGCGGCCGTGCTGAGCGGCGAGCTGCAGCTGCCGACGCCGGACTGGCGCGCCTACACGGCGGTGAGCTGGACGCCGCGGCGCTGGCCGTGGACGGAGCCGCAGCGCGAGATCGTGGCCGCGAAGGAAGAGCTCGCGCTCGGCCTGACGTCGCGCCAGCGCATCCTCGCGGAGCAGTCCGACGGCGACTTCAAGAAGCTGCTCGCCGAGCTGCAGCAGGAGACCGAGATGGCGCGCGACGCCGGCGTGAGCGTCGGCGGCACGAACACGACGGCCGCCGGGGCCTCGGGCGGATCGATCGGCGACCCGAACGCGGACGGTGCGCCGGCGGACGGCGCCGCGGCCGACGGCGGCGGCGACCAGGCGAACGGCTCGAGCGCGCGCGCGGCGGGCCCCGTGAACCGGATCGCGGCCCTCAGTACGAACGGGCACGCGAAGCACTGACGACAGCGGAGCGAAGCGAAGAGCGGCGGGCCGTTGCACTGGCCCGCCGCTCTGGTGTTTCGCGTCAGATCACACGGTCAGCGCGGTTCGACCTTCCACTTCTTCTCGAGCTCATCGACTCGTCGCCGCAGCTTCACGATGGCGTCGGCGAGATCGTGAAGCAGTCGCGTCATCTCCGCCATCGTCTTGAACCGTTCCCGTGTGTCTGCGCTTCGGCTCATCGAGTCGATCACGTAGAACCCGAAGACGACTGAAGCCCCGCTGAAAAAGAGGTTGAGCGCATCCGTCTTCGTCACGAGCCCCGGAGACGAGACGACCCGGTAGAGCATGAAGCAGCCGGCCGAGACGCACATCACGCCGGACGCGTACCGCCTGACCTTGGAGGACAATGAGTGCAGTTTCGACTCGAGCTGCTTGATGTCTTTCGAGGTCGCCGGGTTGTTCCGGGAGTTCACGTGGTTCAAGTACAGCTGGTATGACGCGATCGGGATCCCGATCGCCATGCACACTGCGACCACAAGGTTCGACGAGTCTTGTAGAGTCATGGTTCCATCCATGAAAGAACTACGTGGGCGGGGGTCTGCAAGCGGAGAATACCATTGATCGCAGGTGGAACGGATCGGCCGCCCTACTTCCGCCAGCCCGTAGTCCAGCCCCGCGGGCGCGGGGTCGCGGGGCGGCGGTCCGGGTGCGCCGGGGCGGCCTCATGCTGCGCCTGCGCCGGCGGCTGGCCGCCCTCCCCGAGCCCGAGCACCGGCTGCGCCCAGCGCGAGGCCCGCTCGCCCAGCGCGCGCACGAACGGCTGCCCGCGCATGTACAGCGCCGCGAGCGCGTAGACCTCGAGGTCGAGCGCTTCGTTGCGCCGGTCTCCCAGCTTCGCCCACACGCGCACGCTGCCGCGGCCGCGCACGTACTTGCGGTACGAGCGCTCGGCGGTCAGCTGGTCGACGTAGTCCTGCTCGATCCAGTCCGGCATATGCATGTAGCCGGGGCCGGGCTTCGAGATCCGGAGCCGCGCATAGACGGTCTCCTTGCCCGTGTCGACGCAGAGCGTCCAAAGCCGGCCGCGATACGAGCGCTCGACCGTCGAGCGGCCGACGAGCGGCTGGCCCTGCGTGTTGCCGCCTCGGATGGCGTACACGCCTTGGTGCGCCCGCTCGCGCGCGTACTTGTAGACCTGGTCGGTGTGGTGACCGCCGGAGTCGATCACGCAGATGTCCGGCTTGAACTCCTGCCCGCTCTCATGGCGCCACGCGGTGTGGCGCACCTGGTCGAGCTCCTTCCAGACCTCGGCGCGGTCCGGGTCACCGGGGATCGCGGCGGTCTGGATCAGCCACGACTCCTCGCCCGCGCCCCAGCCCTTGATCTTCCACTCGAGGCGGTCGCCCTGGACGTCCACGGACATCGTGAGCGCGCCGACGCCGTTCGGGATGTCGGCCGGGTACGTCTCGCGGCGGTTCAGGATCTCGCTCGCGTTGACGCCGTCGGACTTCTCCTCCCACGCCTCGCCCATGCAGGTGTTCACCCAGACCTTGAGCTTGGACGTGTCGTCTTTCGCGGCGAGGAATCGGCGAACGACCTCCTCCCACGACAGCCACCCGATCGGCGAGTAGAGCGCACTCAGGTGATAGCCGCGGATGCGGCCATCGCTCTGGGCCGTAGCGCGCCACTCTCCGCCAGCAAGCATGACTGACTTGTGATGCTCCTCGACCTTCGCGCCGCAGCCAGCACAGACCATGTGCGCGAGCTCCGGGTGCGCTTCGTCGAACTCGATGCGGTGGTGTCCGACGTCGCGAAACGTGAGGAAGTCCATGTGACCGCAGGATGGGCACGGGATGAAGTAGCGGCGCTGGTCGCTCGCCCTGTACTGCTTCTCGATCTTCGAGACGTCCTTGATCGTCGGCGTGCTCACGTCGAGGATTTTCTTCTTCCTCGAGTACGTGTTCGTGCGCTCCTCGGACAGCGCCAGCGGGTCGCCTTCGCCGTCGACGTCGTCCGGGAAGGCGTCGATCTCGTCGCGGAACAGGTTGCAGATCGGCTTCGAGCGCAGCGAGGCCGCCGAGTTCGCGCCGCTGAACTTGATGAAGCCGCCGCGGAAGACCTTCTTCAGGATCGTGTTCCCGGAGTCCCGCGAACGGTTCTCGCGCACGCGCGTCTCGAGCTCTGGAGCAGCGGCGATCATCGTCGAGACGCGGTCTTTCGAGACGTCCTCGGCGTCCTCGATGCGCGGGTATACCGCCATCGTCGGATTCGGCGAGTTGTGAATGATGTAGCCCAGCCAGTTCAGGCCCATCTCGGTGCCGCCGATCTGGGCTCCCTTCATGAACGCCACGTGGCGCACCGTGGAGTGCGAAGACAGGCAGTCCATGATCTCGCGCAGGTACGGCGTGCGGTCGGTGCGCCACGAGCCATGCTGGCGCGTGGTCTCGGCGACGAGCACTCGGTGCTGGTCGGCCCACTCGCTCACGGTGAGGATCGGGTCGGGCTGCCAGCCGAGCGCGAGGCCGCGGCTCAGTGTGGCTTCGGCGAGATCCACGCGTCGGGATTCCTTTCGCGGAAGCGCTCGAGGGCGGCGGCGAACTCCCCGCGCCCGGTCGCGCGCGCGCCGCGCAGGAGCGCAAGGCGGCGCAGGCGCGGCGTCAGCAGGAAGTGCGGGAAGTCGAAGAGGCTCGGGTGCCGGTACAGGCCGAGCGAGAGCCCGGGCACGGTGAGCGCGAAGTCGAACAGCTCGTCGAGGTCGTGATCGCTCACGAGCTGCGCGGCGCGGCCGGTGGGCCACGGGGCGCCGCGGTCGGTGATCGAGTTCACGAAGATCACGCAGCGGGCTCCTCGGCGTCGGGATCCTGCTGCATGCCGCGCGCAAACTCGTCGCACACGCGGCGGATCTCCTCGGCCAGCCGGCGGTGCACCTCGGCCGCGTCCGAGATCGCGGCCAGCTCGGCGTCGAGGCGGTCGGGGATCGCCATGAGCGTGTCGCGCGCGGTGCGCGCCGCTCGGAAGGCGGCATCCTCGACCTTCTCCACCTCGATCAGCTTGCCCTCGAGCTGGCGGCGCTTCAGGTCGAGCGTACGCGCTTGGTTCCACTCCTTCAGCGCGCGCGCCTCGGCGTACGTCATGCCCTCGGGCAGGGAGTCGGCGCCGGAAGCAGCCGCCTCGAGCGCGGCCTGCGCAGGGGGTGCCGCGGGCCCGTGCACGACCGGCTCGCCCGGAGTGCGCATGGCGGTCGAGGACGGCTTGCCGGGGTCTGTGTTCGCGCGCCAGGCGGCGTCTGCGGCCTCGCGGTCGATGAGCCCGTCGCGGTTCAGGAAGATGCGCCGATCGCGCACGGCCTTGCGCACGGCCTCGCGCGAGACGTTTCGGTACCGCGCGTACTGGTACTGCGTGAGCGGGCCCTCCGCGGGGACCGGAACGGGCCCGCGCGCGGGGCGGCGCGGGGGCGGCGCGGGCGCACCGCCGCGCCGCCGGTCGCGCTCGGGGGCGGCGCGTCGGCGGACGGGCTTGGCGGCGGAGCGCCGCGGCTTCTTGCGGGAGGGGCGGGTCATCGGTGGCGGGGCTTGCCCCCGCTGGCGAGGATGCGGCCAGTCGGGACCGACCCGCAGACAGCCGCCGTCCCCTGCTCCGGGTTCTTACTGCCCATGTACCGATGCGCCGCGGAGATCGTTTCGCGCAGGTAGATCAGCGTACGCCCCGCCTCCGCGTTCTTGCACTCCACGAGAAGCCAGCGGTCGGCGCTTGCAGCGATGGACGCGACCGTAGGCGGATCGGCAGTTTGGTCCGCATCGCCAATGGCTTCTGCCAGCGATTCCCACGCGAGGCTGCGCGGCAAGGTGTATTCGCACTTCGGCCGCGCGTCGCCGCGCTGTACGAACAGGAGCACTTTCACGCGGGGCGCTCTCCCGAGGTTTCGCGCGCGATCACGCGCCGCAGTACGTCCACGCACTCGCCGAACGGCATCGAATACACGGCCTCCTCGACGCCGAGTTCCCCGAGCGCGGCCGCCGCTTCATCCGTCAGCAGGGAGACATCGAAGTGCGCGCCCGCGCCGTCGTCCTTCTTCCGGAACACGTAGTAGCCGGCGGGGAGGTCGGCGAGCTCTGCATCCAGCACGCGGCGTCGAATATCAGCAAGGTCATCGCTCTCGACCAGGTTGATGACTGCGCGCAGTTGCTTGACCGCCGGCCACGCCTCGGGGTGGATCCCGTCCTCATCACGGCCCCACGCATCGAACGCCGCGCTGGCCCGTACCGCCGCATCGCGCAGCACGGCCGCCCGCGCGTCGGCCTTGATGCGTTCATCGAACAACTGCGCGACCATGAACGTGCTGCACAGCACCTGCTGGCCATGCGCCATCATGTCCTCGACCTCGTGACCACGGCGGATCGCGCACGGACGCTTGATCGCCGCCAGCTCCTGCTCGGCATGCGCCAGCTTCGCTTCCAGCTCGGCCACGCGGGCGCGTGTGGCGTCCACTTCGGCCCATGCACGCTGTGCGAGCACCGCAGTCACGATGCCGTCTCCTCCGTGGCGCTCGATTCGCAGCCGAATGGTGGTGCGGTCTCCGTCCTCGCATCCCTCAGTCATCGTGATCGGATTCACCTGCGGATTATCGCTCACGATCGGTCTCCTTCCTTCGCTTCCTCGTGCACGCGGCGCCAATGCATATCGGCGTGCGAGCGCAGCCAGGCGACGTGTTCCTCGAGCTCCGGGTGACGATCCCAGACTTCACCCTCACGCTTACGATCGTGAAGCCAGAGCCCGAGGTGTCTGCCCAGCGGGACCAGCTCGGCCCGGATGCACTGATCGTGGGCCGCCACCACGAGCCGCGTCAGCTCGTCGAAATCGAACGTGGCGAGCGTCCCGTGCAGGGTGACGCGCAGGTTCGACTCGCCCCACTTCGCCCGGTGCAGATGGGGAACGTGGTGCAGCCCGCGGAATGTCGCGGCGAGCACGTTCTCGGCGCGTTTTCGAAACGTCGCGCTCACGACTGATCTCCTTTCGGACGCCTGCGCCTTCGTCGTCACGAGCCAGTCCAGCGCGGCCAGCACGACGCCGTGATTCGGGCCTTCCGCCATCTCGGGGCCGGTGCCAATGATCGCGGCGGCCTTGTCCACGCACTCGGCGAGCTTGGCCTGAGCGCGGCGCAACTCTTCGCCCGCAAACTCCACTCGGTCAACCTCTCCGCCGAGATTCCCGTCCGAGTCGCAGGTGCATTCGGGCAGGTTCTCTCGCACGGCGTCGCGCAGAGCTTCGTCCTCGTCGAGCATCGCGCGAACTCGCGCCGCTTCGGCCTCGGCCTGCGCGAGCCTGGCACGTAGCGCGTTGATGCAGTCCACGCGCAGCGGGTGCATCGCCTCGCCGCTCGTGTCCATGACGTGCGGCCCGTCGAAGTCGAGGCCGCAGACGTTGCAGTTGACACTCACGACTGGCCTCCTTCGAGCATGGCGTTCACGACGCGCTCGCGGCTGACGTGCTCCAACGTCTCGCAGTTCTCCGCACCGCGACGACGGCACTCCTCGAAGTCATCCGAGACCAGCTTCGGGTTGAACTTACCGAAGTCCAGCAGCCGCACTCCCCACTCCTGCAGCGCGGCACGCGAGCCAGGGTCGGCGTTCGCCTGGTCCCACGCGACGATGAGCGGATGGTCTGCGGGGGCTTGCGTGGTCGCCATCAGACGAAGGTCGCGGCCAGCCTCCCGCAGCCGCACGTTCTCGGCCTGCGCGGCGGCTGCTGCGATCATCAGCGTGCCCATGTGGCCGACGGTTGCACGTCCGTCCTGCTCGGCCGAGCGTAGCGACGACAGCATATCGTCCCGCTCCTGCTCGGCCTGCGCGAGCTTGGCCAGCGCAGCATCGCGCTCGTCGCGCATCGCGTTCTCGGCTTCCAGCGCGGTCAGGTTCTCGTGAATGGACAGTCGCGTTTCAGCGGCAGCGAGCTTGGCGCGGAGGTCCACGGGCACGGTGTCGGCACCGCATGTCGCGCAACAACCGTCCTCGTCCACGGTGACATGCGGACCGCACTCGGGACACTCCTGCGGGGCCGCCGCAGCGAGCTTGGCGCGGCACTCGGCCAGTTCGGCCGCAGCCGCCTTGCGCGCGGCAACCACGGCCTCGGGCGACTCCATCACGACGAACGACCCGTCCGCGTTGTAGTAGCGCAGCGCCTCGTCGCGCATGAGCGCAATCTGATTCATGCGGATGCCGAAGTCGCCGCCGAGTTGCTCCAGCTCGGCGCGGACGCTGGCCAGTTCGTCGCGCAGGGCCAGCGCGGCGCGGGCTTGAGCGCGGAGCGCGTCGTACTGGTCATCGTCCAAGCAATCGGCGTTGCGCGGGAGTCCGTCCAGCGCGGCGGCGTCCATCCACTTCACGGGAGTGCTCATCGTGCGGACTCCTTCCTCTTCGCGCGCCAGTTCGGTAGGTAGCGCGCGCGATACGCAGCCTGGTATTCGTTGCGCCTGACCGGGGCGCAGTCTCCGCACCACTTCTGGCGGGTCGCCTTCAGCTTGCGCAGGAACACGCGGCCGCAACGCTCGCACTCCTGCTCGACGCGCACGACGTCGGCCTCTGCAGCGGCTGGCGCGCTCATCACCGCCATCCGTTGCGCTCGAGCGCGCGGCGCAGCGCGACCGTCGCCACGTCCAGTTCGTCCTGCGTGCACGCGCCGATGCCGCCCCACCATCCCGCGAGCTCGCGCGCGGCGCCGCGGCGGATGAGCGCGAGGTAGTCGGCCAGCCGACTCGCGGCCATGGCCATCTCGGTCACGGCCTGATCGTTGGCTTGCGCGGCGAGGTTGGCGCACGAGGTGCACACGCCCGCCGTAATCAGGGTTCCAGGACGGACCGCCGACGTCATCGTGCGCGCGAACAGGTCGACGTGCCGGCCGCAGCAGAGGCAGGTCGGCCGAGCGTCCCCAGCATCAGTCTTCGTCTGTACTTCGCACTCCATTGCACCGCAATGAGTTGCGGCCTTGTTGTCCGACGTCATGTCACCCTCCATCCGTCAACCTGAACCGTGCGAATTGCGCTTGTATGTGTATGCCGCACAACGGCTTGCGTCACTCGTCAACCCGTCAACCTGCACGAAACCCCTGTCGCTGGTCATGCGTCGGG